ATGAGATTCTCGATTATTAGCGAGATCCCCGGCAGGACCCGTCTTCAATTGGCGGGTCCTGTGCCAGAGAGCGATCTCGATGCACTTCTTAAGCTCAGCGGCGATATCGACGGCGTGCACAAGGTGCGCGTGTATGGCCGTATTGGCCAGATGGCGCTGGAGTACGACGAGCAGTGTCGTGCGGGCGTGCTCGACGCCTTAGGTGCGCTCGATGCCCAGGCCATTGCCGACGCAAAGACGGGTTACGTGATGCAGCTTGAGCCACGCAAGCACAAGCTCGTCATGGATCTTGCCACACTTATCGGCGCCCACTACGCGCGCCGCTGGTTCCTGCCTACGCCGCTGCGTGCGGTGTTTGTCGTGGCCGGTTACATGGCATTTTTGCGCGCTGCTCTTCATGAGCTGGCGCAGCCGCGCCTGACCGTTCCCGTGCTCGACGCTTCGGCCATCGGTATCTCGTTTGTCAAACGTGATGTCGATACCGCGGGGCAGACGATGTTCCTGCTCAACGTGGGCGAGCTGCTCGAGGACTACACCCGCGCCATGAGCGAAAACGAGCTCATCAACTCGCTGCTCGATGTGCCCGACAAGGCGCAAAAGGTCGTCGGCGACACCGAGGTGAGCGTTGCCGCCACCGAGCTTGAGCCCGGCGACTTGGTCGCCGTTCGCACCGGCATGTCCATCTGCATCGACGGCGTGGTTGAGCAGGGAAGCGCCATGGTCAACCAGGCGACCCTGACCGGCGAGCCGCTGGCCGTCGAGCGCAGCGCGGGCGACGATGTGTTCGCCGGCACCGTCGTGGAAGACGGCAGCATCTTGGTGCGCGTGCGCGCCAACACGGCGCAGACTAAACTGCGCTCGATCGTCTCGCTCGTGCAGACGGCCGACTCGCTCAAGTCCGAGGGCCAGTCGCACATGGAGGACCTCGCCAACAAGATCGTTCCATGGAACTTCCTGCTTGCGGGCCTGGTCGCGCTCACCACGCGCAGCCTCATCAAGACCTCGGCGGCGCTGATGGTCGACTACTCGTGCGCACTCAAGCTCACGGGTTCCGTTGCCGTCATGACCGCTATGAGCGATGCGGCCAAGATGGGCGTCATGGTCAAGGGCGCCAAGTATTTTGAGGCGTTTGCCAAGGCCGACACCATCGTTTTTGATAAGACCGGCACGCTCACCGAGGCGCAGCCGCGTCTTGCCTGCGTGCTCACGACCGATGGCTGGAGCGAGGACGAGGTTCTGCGCCTTTCTGCCTGCCTGGAGGAGCATTTCCCGCATCCGGTGGCGCGTGCCGTGGTCAACGCCGCCCGCGAGCGCGGGCTCGAGCACCGCGAGCGCCATGCTGCCGTCGAGTACATCGTGGCGCACGGCATCGCTTCGTCCATTGAAGGGCGTCGCGCCATCATCGGTTCCGCGCACTTTATATTTGAGGATGAGGGCGCGCAGCTCGATTCCGACATTAAAGAGCGCATTGAGTCCCAGATGCAGGGCCTGTCGCCGCTGTATCTGGCGGTCGATGGTACGGTCGTGGGCGTGCTCGGTATCGAGGATCCGCTCAAACCTGGCGTGCGCGAGGCCATCGCCGACTTGCACGCGCTGGGCGTCAAACATGTCGTTATGCTCACGGGCGACTCCGAGCGCACGGCCGAGCGCATTGCACGAGAGGCAGGGGTCGACGAGTTTAAGGCCGAGCTGCTGCCCGAGGACAAGTACGCGTATGTGGAGCAAATCAAGCGCGAGGGCCGTCACGTCGCCATGGTGGGCGACGGCGTCAACGATTCGCCGGCGCTCGGTTTGGCCGACGTGGGCCTGGCGATGGGTGGCGGAAGCGACATCGCCAAGGAGGTCGCCGATATCATTCTGACCGATACGGACCTTGCCGCGATCGTGCGCCTGCGCCGTATGAGCCAGGGGCTTATCGACCGTCTGACGAGTTCGTATTCCAAGGTGATGCTCACCAACTCGGCGCTGTTGGCATTGGGTATTACCGGCATGATTACTCCGCAGACGTCGTCGCTCCTGCACAACGGCTCGACGATCGCCTACAGCCTGAGCAACGCAAAGGCCTATCTACGCTAACGCTTTTGCTTGAGTTTATGGCCTGCACCCGGGCGGCACTGCTGTCGTCCGGATGCAGGCTTTTTATGTTTGACCGTGTGCTATCAGCCATTTATAGTGGTGCTAGCAGTGATAGCAGGCGGGAGAAGTGTGATCAATATGAGCGTTGCTGGCAGCACGGCGCAGGTAAATGTTCGCGTGGATCGCTCGGTTAAAGAGCGTGCCGAGGAAGCGCTGCGACTATCGGGCGGAACGCTGCCCGACCTTATTAGAAAAGTCGTGGCCAAGGTTGCGCAGGGCGGCGGTTCGTGTGAGGAAATCCTTGAGGCCGTTAACGACCGACAGCGGGGTGCCGCGCTGGATTCTCCGTTTGCCGCATCCTGGGCGGCGGCTGATCAGCTTTACGCGGACTTAGGTATCGATGCGTCACCTGCATCCGATGATCGTGATTGGGACACAATCTATTCCGAAGCCATGCACGATCGCTATCGCCAAAAGGGGATGATCCTGTGAGTGGAGCCCCTCTTAAGATCATGGTGGATGCCAATGTGTGGGTCGATTCGTTTTGCGCCGACCATGCCGAGTCGCTTGCCGCGCGTGCGTTTATTGGGCAGGCAGCGGAATCGGGCGCGGCGCTGCTCTTTCCGGTGCATATCGCCAAGGACGTGCTGTACGTAGTTCAGCACGAGTTCAAGCGCAGGGTTCTTGTCGAAAAAGGCTCGGTCGACGAAGCGTCGGCGCAAGCGATCGGCGAGGCTGCGCTGGCGTTTGTTCGGAATATGACCGAAAACGCTACAGCCGTGGGCGCTGATGCATCCGATCTGTGGCTAGCCGACAAATATCTGACGCTCCATCGCGATTACGAGGACAACTTGGTACTCGCTGCATGCAAGCGCGCCCAGGTTGATTACTTGGTAACTAACGATCGCAAACTGCTCGAACATGCCGATCTTGCAGCAAAGACGCCGCGCCAAATGATGCCGATTCTCGCGCTGGCCGAACGCGGTGGGCGGGCATCCCGCTAGCGCCTTGCTGTCTGCGTGCCCTTCGGAACGTCGACATTCCGAAGGGCACGCATCCTTTAATTACAAAAGCGCGGCCTTGATGGCAGGGGCTTCGGCGAGCTTCTCGGCTGCCTTTTCATCGGAATCGTTCAGTGCAGCCAGACCGCGATAGACCCACTCGTTGACCTGGGTGTTCTTGACGCCTGCGGTCTGCATAAGGGCGCCTACCTCGCGGATTGCTGCGAACAGATCGGCCTTGGGGCCCACGAGCTCGACCGTGAGGTCGTGGTAGGCGGACACGCCGCGGTTCTCACTCACGTGGTCGATAAAGCCCTCGACGGTCTCAAGCTGCTGGGCAAGAGCAACATCATCGTCAGCGTCCAACGCGACGAGTGCGTTCGATACCGTGAGGGCGGGATGTCCGCAGGGTACAAAGCCCTCGATCACATCCATAGCTTCGGTAATGGTTGAGCCCAGGCCTGCGAGGGCATTGACGAGTTGCTGCTTGGTATCCATAACGGTCCTTTCGACGGGGCAATTTGCTTGGCGAAAATATACGTGACGCGATCGGTAGCAAAAGTGCGAAGTGCGGCGCACATTGGGGTCTTCACAGCTCGTGCATAGAACAGCTGTCCGCTTTCAGAACGTGGTAAGATAACACTCCACAAGCGGGGCTCGCCCCGCATGTTCTTTGAAAAGTCGACGGTTATCGGGTGCTTGCAGGCCCGATGCCATCCAGACTTTCCCGACATCGGGGGCGACTGGTTTCGACACGATAGCTCTGAGAGAGGAAGCAAGCCGAGGTCTCCTCGCCTCGTTAAACAGGGGTACCGTCAAATTGAATTGACAACAACTCTTCTTTTGAGCCTATGGCTCTCGCTGCTTAGTTTATAGCGGCGCGTCAACCCGGTGATTTCCCCGACACCGGCGCGACGTCATGTTAGGGGAATGCTCCTGCGCACGTAATCGGTATGGCGCAGGCTAAGACCGAACCGGTTAGGACGCCGCGAGCGTGTCGCTGCGCGCAAAGCGTCCAAGACTAAACCAGCGACTGAGCTTGGAGATGCCAATCAGGGGGCTTTCGTGGACCGGAGTTCGATTCTCCGCGCCTCCACCAACTGTTCAGTAGGCGAACACATACGCGTGTTCGTCGTTAGGCGGGCGTTCGTATTGCTCGTCAGATAGAAAGAAGCCGCTCCATACGGGGCGGCTTCTTTGCGTTCTAGGCCTGCGGCATGATCTCCTGCTCGCCGTCCTCGTCTATGTACGGCATGAGGAACACGCCGCCCTGCTCGGTGGTAAGCAGCAGGTACTCGCGGTTGTGCTCGTCGCACACGATTTCCTGGCCGATGCCCTCGGGCAGGTCGTATATGGGGCCGTCTGTGCGGGCTTGCCTCACGGTCACGTCTTGCGCTCCCATGGCCTGCGACGCGCAGCTGGCGGCGGCCAGGACGATGAACAGCAGGACGACCGCCGCGAGGATGGGGCCGCACCCGCCGTTGCGCTCCTCGTCTGCGGGGCTCGGGTACGGCATGGCCTATCCCACCTTCACCAGATAGTCGTCGGCCTCTGGCTTGCCCGTGGCCTTGCCCACGGCGATGTAGCGCGTTGCGCCGCTGTAGCCCGTGTATCGGCCCCACACGTAGCCGTCGGCGATCTTGTACCAGTTATCCAGCGTCACGGTCTCGCCGCTGGAATAGTGCGCCACCTCGGTGCCGCCCAGGCCGGGGGCGTCGCGCACGCGCAGGTAGTCCACAGTGCAGCGGTAGGTGCCGCCGAAGTTCTCGGTCGTTTCCTGCTGCGCAGGCTGCGGCTGCGGGACGGCTGCGGGGGCGCTTCCAGCAGTGATGCCGAAGCATTCCAGGTAGATGCGCGCCAGCTCGTCCAGGTTGCCGTTGAACTTCTCGCGGTCGCCGTCGTTGTCGATGAAGCCGTTCTCGCACAGGCGGTAGTTGATGCCGCGCGCGGCGGCTCGGTTCGGGTTCGCGAGGTCGGAACGGCGCACCAGCTTCTCGGAGCGCCCGGGCATGAACGCCGCCAGCTTGTCGGCCAGCGCATTGTCGTACTCGTCAGGCTCAAAGCCCTCCTTGATGATGACGTGCGCGCCGTGGGCCGTGGCGATGCCGCTGGCGTCCATGTGCAGCTCTACTACTGGCGCGTCGGTGCTCAGGCGGTTAAGCCCGCCGTCGGCGTACCAGTTGCGGGACGTATCGCCCAGCTCGACCTCGGAACCGCCCAGTTCCTTGATTCGCTGGCCCAGGGCGCGAACGCGCTCGGCCTCGGTGCAGCCGCCTGCGCAGCAGCCGGGGTCGCCAGCGCCGTGGCCGCAGATGATGAACAGTTTAGCCATTGCCTACTCCTTCCCGCCTACGGTCACGCCCAGCAGGGCGTCGAGCCACTTGGATGTGATGCCTACCGACTTGAACAGCGTGTAGGCCGCCTGCACGCCGCCTACCACGGCGAAGGCGCACGTGACCCATGCGCCCGGGTCTGCGGGCACGCCGCCCACGAAGCCGGTCACGACGCCCGCCAGGAGCGAGCAGCCCAGCGCCAGGATGCGCGCGGCCTTGCCGGGCATGGCCTCGGTCTTGATCAGCTGCACCGCGAACGGCACGGCGAAAGACAGCACGATGGCTGCGATTGCTTGCATTTCTGTCATTTCGGATTCCTTTCTATCGAGCCGATTCCTTGTAGAGCAGGTCAACGCGGTCGGCGATGTGGTCGACCTTCGCCGCCATGCCCTGGCTGCGCGCCTGGCTGTTCGCCAGGTCGGCGTGCAGCACCTCGTTGGAGGTCACGACGGACTCCATGAGCGCCTTCATAGCCTCCATCAGCGCGTTGCTGCGCTCCATCTGCGCGGCGATGCGGCCCTCCATCTGGCTTCGCTCGCGGTCGCGCTGCGCCCGCTCGTTCACCTCGTCCTGCTTTCGCTCTTCGCGCTTGAGGTCGATGTTCGCCTTGCGCTCGTTCTGGGCCTTGAACTCTTCGAGGAACTGCTTGCCGAAGTACAGGACCACTAGGACGAGCAGCGCGCCGAAAAGCGACCCGGGGCCGTACGGCGCGAAGATTTCCAGCACGTCGGTCATTCGTTTTCTCACCTCCTCGAATCGCTGCCGCGATTGTCCGCGAGGTGTCGCCGGGCAAAAGAAAAGCGCCCCCGAAGGGGCGCTCGCTACTCCTGCGGCGCTTCCGGCTGGTCGGGCTCCATGGCTTCCAGCTCGTTGATGCGGTCGCGCCACGTCTGGCGCTGCGAGATGATCTCGGCCACCTCCTTGGCAGCTGCGGCGATGGCCGAGAGCAGGTCGGTGATGGACGATGCGGAGAAGATGCGCTCCACCGCCTTCATGACCTTGTAGTCGCTCTGCTCAAGCTGCTGTTTGTAGCCGTTGATCTCCCCGGCGATTTCCTGTTCCGTCATGGGTCGCTCCTTCCGTTGCTAGGGTAGGGGCATGTTCCCATCCGTGTCGCCTCCAGGTTTGGATTGCATTGAGCAACCCCCCCCGCGGGATTTCCGAACAGGCTGCGGTACAGCGCGTCCATGGCCCGCACGCTGCGGTGCGCGTCCAGCCGCTTCATGCCTCCGCGCCAGCTCTGGTAGCTCTGCTCCACCTGCTCGGGGGTCATGATGCCGTCGGCGACCATGCGGGCCATCTTCTTGAGCTTGCGACGCTCCCGCGTTATGGAGTCTCGGCACGGCTTCACGACTATGCGGCCCGTGTCCGTGTAGAAGATACGCTTCTTCAGCCACGTGAACCCGCGCGCGAGCTTCACCACGCGGGTCTTGCGCGGGTTCAGCTCGATGCCCAGCTCGGCGCATTTGCGCTCTATGAGCAGCAGGCACACCTGCAGGTAGTCCTTGGACTCGTGTATCAGGTAGAAGTCGTCCATATATCGACCGTAGGCCTCGGGGCGCAGCATCTCGATTACGTAGTGGTCGATGCGGTTGGGGTGCGCGACGGCGCATATCTGGTTCGGCTCGCTGCCCAGCCCCAGGCCCACATCGCCCTGCGCGTCTATCAGGCGGTGCTCCAAGGCGACCACGCGCGGATCTAGCAGCGCGGAGGCCACCTGGTCTTTGACGGGTTGGTGCGCTATGCGCGCGAAGTAGTCGGAGAAGTCGCCGAGCAGTATGTAGCCCTCGCGGCCGTGCCGCCTCCAGTGGTCGGCCAGGTGGCGCTTGAGCAGCTTCATGGCGTAGTCGGTGCCGCGCCCCTTTATGTTCGCTGAGTTCGCGGCTATGAGGGTGGGCACGATCGCGGGCACGAGCGCGTTCTGCGACAGCGACTTCTGCACCACGCGCTCGGGGAAGTGCACGGCGCTGATATGCCTCAGCTTGCCGCGCTCCCATAGGTCGAAGCGGATGAAGCCCCGGCATATGTCGCGGCCCTCCAAAAGGTCGCGGCGGGACAGGACGGCGTTGCGCAGGTAGCTTCTCATGTACCGCTGCGTGGACGACTTCCACATGACGCCCCGCGCGGCCTGCTTGGAAGCCTTGCACAGGCTGTTGAGGTCGGCCACGGTCTCAAGCGTGCACGTCTTGACGCGCTCGGCCTTGGCCCTGGCGCGCTTCTCCTCGCGGCGCTTCCGGCGTGCGGCCCGCCTTTGCTCCGAGTTCACAGAAGGCACCCCGCACGGCTTGCAATGTGGCTCTGACAGCCGCTTGAGGTATGGCCATGAAACGCGGCGAAGCCACGGAGCGCCGCGCCATGCAAGCAGCGTCCGGCCACCCTCGCGGGGTGCGTATTTACGGGCTCGCGCCCGACGGTCGCGCCTTCCTTCCTCTCCGCGCTCTGCTTTCGGCCCGCTGGCCTACTCGGTCTGGCAGTAAGGGAATCCGGGGCGGGGGCGAACCCAGGTGTTCGTCGCCGAATTGTAGTTGGCATTGCCGTTGTTGTTGACGTAGCACACGTTGGACGAGGAGCCACCCATGACGGAACGCAGCCACCAATTGTACCGATATACAAGGCGGGACCGCCGCCCATTATAGCGAACGCAGGCGCTCTAGCTCGGCCTCGGCCTCGGCTATGCGCTCCTCGGTGGACTTCTTGCCCGTCACGCGCACGTTCTTGCGTGCGCCCTTCAGCAGCCTGATCTCCTCCTCGACCATGGCCGCCAGCGCCTCGAAGCGGTTGGCGTTCACGGGCAGGCCGATATCCATGAGGCACTGCATGTCCAGCATCAGCTGCTCGCAGTCAGCTATGGCCAGCGTCAGGTAGCGTTTCCTCTCCAGCGCGTTGAACGAGGTGTTGGGGTAGAAGCAGTCGGCGCGGTTGACGTTGTACACGATGCTGCGCGCCGTCTCCACCGTGGGCACCGCGTTCAGCAGACGATAGGCCTTCGGAACCACGGAGGACGACGCCATCAGCTTGTTGACCTCCACGCGGATGGCGATTGCTTGCGTGAAGAACTTGTACTCGGAAACCTCGCGGTTGCGCTGGTAGACGCCGCTCACGTGCACCTCCTGGGGAAACTGGCGGAAAAAACGGCCCGCTTCGCGGGCGAGAGGCGACCGCACAAGGCGGTCGCCTAAAAGCAGAGTATAGAGCACTCGGCTGGCTAGCCGACGAGGAAGCCGGGGCGGGGGCGAACCCAGGCGTTCGTCGCCGAAATGTAGTTGGCATTG